GATCGCATCCGCCGTTTACTGGCGAAGGGATTGAGTGCCGCCGAGATCGCGAAGCGTCTCAAGGTCAAGGCGTCATACGTCCACACCATCAAGTGGCTCGACAAGAAGGCCGACGCCAAGAAGAAGGTACAGGTCGAGCGCAGCCATGACCCGAAGGTCAAGAAAGCCGAGAAGAAGTATCTGAAGGCCGTGAAGACGAAGAAACCGTCGAAGATCGTGAAGGCCGCGAAAGAGATAAAGCAGGCGTTGGATGTGATTGAGATAAAGAAAGACCCGAAGGCCGAGGCGTGGCTGAAGGAGAACCCGTGGTTTGGCGTGAGCAAACCGAGAACCGCGTATGCGTTGGGGCTGCACGAAGAATTAGTGCGGTCAGGAGTGGATGCGAAATCGGACGAGTACTGGAAGCGAGTTGACGAGGGCATGAGCATATTTCCCGGCAAAGAAAAGAAGAAGTATCGGATGCAAGCAGCGTTTGATAAGCCCGTAGTTCTGGAGTCAATAGCCGAGACCCGGGAAAAAATCCGTGACCAGACCGAGCGCGAACTTATAGACCTCGTAAACCGCCCGCCGCACTACACAGACGGTGGCGTGGACACGCTGAAGTTCATCGAGGCGAAGGATTTAAATTACCGCTTGGGCAACGTGGTCAAGTACATCAGCCGCGCCGGGAAGAAGGTTGGCTCCGATCCTGTGCAGGATTTGGAGAAGGCCCGCTTTTACTTGGAGCGTGAGATCGAGGCGCGGAGGGATGCATGATCGAGAAGGACTACCTCCCGCAATACGCTGCCGAAGCGGTGAGGGATTTGATGGAGGCAGCAACCCGTTCAAAAGCGCTTGCTAAATTAAATTATGGCGAGCAGCGAGAGGAATACATGCAGATGTATTTCGCCAACCTTGTTATCGCGGATTTGCTGCGACGAGCCGAACACGTTGTACTTCCTCCGAACGGGGAAATTTATCGGGACAACAAACATACGGGGCCGACAAATCAGGAGTGTGCTTCTCTAACAGGGTTGCCCGCTCCGATTACCTCATTTGAGTTCGCGTGGACGCATAACATGGATGGGCCTTTAAATCCTACGTACGAGTACCACGGCGAGGAGTCGCAATTAGAGAACCCACCGAAGCGAATTACTTTGGTGTTGGACGAAAAACAATTAAGTCCAGAAACAGCAAAAGGAAATGACAAAACGCGGATCGTGTTCTATAGCGTTTGTTATTACGAATCTATAAAGAGATGGACTTTTTCTCCTCACTCGGTCACGGTGTTCGATCCGTTTGAGGTTAAAAGGTTTGACGACAAGCCAAAGGGATGGGCGGCTGAAGCGCAAGTTCTTGACATACTGACAGCCCAGTACATAGACCATAAAGATATAGCCCGAGGTGCAGCGGTCTTCAGCGAGTACCAAGGAGACATCAGTCTCGTGGTGCAAGCCTGTCATGCATTACGTGTCGGTGCGACTCTGGAGGCCCGCAAAGAAAAGTCTTACACGCGCTCTCGCACGTTTGAAAAGGACGGTGTTGGCGGGTTTGAATATCACATATTGAAACTGCCGCACGGCACGGTCAAAGAGACGCTGGGTACACGTGAGGGCAGCGAGCGAGACGGCCCGAGGTATCACTTCCGACGAGCCCATTTACGGAACTTATCAACTGGAGCGCAGACGTTCGTACGCTCGTGCTTTGTGGGCAACCGCGACAAGGGCGTGGTGGAAAAAGAGTACAAACTAGATAAGGGGGTCGCAGCATGATTACGTGGCTAAAGAACGTATGGCGACGATGGTTGTGGGATGTGGAGCGAGAGAGGATGCGAGTGCCGCCGCCTGACTGGGCAGCGAAACGTAGCGGGAGAGAATACTGGTGAAGTCACTAAACGATCTGTATCAGGACGGTCTTAAACTTCTTCAAGAAGATAAGTTTGACGAGGCCATCCCGATCTTCAACGACCTGACCAAGGTGCGTCCGCTTGTTGCGGGAGCGTATGTGCAGCGGGGGAGATGCCATTGGGAGATGCATCGTTGGGACTTGGCACTGCCTGACTTTGAGACTTGTCTACGCATCGATCCTGACAATGCAGATGCCATGTGGACGGTGGGCCTGATCAATCTGCAAACGGGTAACTTCAAGCGTGGGTGGGAGTATTACGAGCGTCGATGGGATACCGAGACATTTAAATCCCCACGGCTCAAGACCCGACTCCCGTCATGGGAGCGTGGCAAAGGTTACAAGTCTGTGCTTGTCTGGTGCGAGCAAGGCATCGGTGATCAGTTGATTTATGCAAGTCTACTCAACGCGCTACAGCAAGAGACCGAAAAAGTTACGGTGATGGTCGATGTGCGTCTGATGTATTTGTTGCAGCGGGCAAACGACAAGATCAAGTTTGTTCCGCATGACGCTAGGATCAACAACGCCGAGTACGACTCACAGATTCCGATTGGCAGCATCGGTAAACACTTCATCAACGAAGTGGCTGACATCAAGAAGAATAGGTCTGTCAGTTACATCTACCCTGATCGCAGCCGTCTGGATCACCTACAACAAGAACTGAAGATTCAACCTGACGACTTTGTAATTGGGCTGTCATGGGCGAGTACCGCGCCCACCATTGATAAGCACAAGAGTGTTGAGTTGGAGAAGTTGGTGGGCCTGTGGGATATCCCGAACGTCAAGATCGTGAACCTGCAATACGGCAAACCCGACTACGATATCGAACCGTTTGAGAAGAAGACTGGCAAGATCATTCACCAGACGACGGTCAGTAACTTCTTTGACTTGGAGGGTGTAGTCGCTCTCATGTCGATGTGTAACGCTGTGGTGTCTGTATCGAATGCGAACGTACATTTGGCAGGAGCGTTGGGCGTACCGACGTATGTGCTTGACGCTAACAAGTTGTGGTATTGGAATCACAAGGAAGGGCGAACGAGTTTGTTCTACCCGACCGTCAATCTATTCCCCCGCGACAACATGAACGCGCCGTGGGACAAACAAATTAACGAGATCATCAAAGAACTCAAGGAGCGAAGGCCATGACAGAAGAAGATGTTTCCTATCTTGAAATCAATCCCGAGAACTGTATCCCCATGCCTGTGCAAGAAAAAGCGTGGGCGCAGATCGGTGAGGACTTGAAACTTGCCTTCATCGATTGGGACATGATCAACGAGATGGCGAGGCAGTTTGATGAACTGCACTTGCAGAAGAAGGACAAGAGCCAGAGTCAGGTTATCAGCAAGTTGCTTGTGCTAGTGCGCGAAGTGACGGTGGCTGAGACGGAATTGCGTGTGAGAGCAGAGGCCAGCAAGCGATGAGCATTTACGTTTTTCCACCAAGCGCCAAACACAGAGACGCTTTTACGCTGTGGGAAAATGCTTTTGATGATGAAAAGATTAAAGAGATTATAGAGATTGGGGAGAGTTTAAATATTTCCGATGCTACGGTTGGAGCCGCAAATTCTAAGATCGCGGTACTTAATCCTTACGTGAGAAAATCTAGCGTTTCTTGGATTCATTTAAACGAAAAGACTTCGTGGCTGTACGATACGCTTGCTTACATGGTTAGAAAAACAAACAGTGACTGTTTTGGGTTTGATTTGTACGGATTTGTTGAACATTTGCAATACACAATTTACAACGGTGAAAGCGAAGATCGTTATGACTGGCACGTAGATTTTGCCAATAACGATGTTTCACCTAGAAAACTGTCTTTGACATTACAGTTGTCGGATCCAAGTGAATATGAGGGCGGTCAACTGGAGTTGTTTTTCTCTGACTCTCCGTTTCAAGTTCCTAAACAAAAAGGATTAATGTGTTTGTTTCCATCTTGGACCTTGCATAGGGTAACTCCTGTTACAAAAGGCGTAAGGAAGTCTTTGGTTGTTTGGATTGCCGGACCTACTTTTAAATAACCGTTTTTCATTAAAGGTGTACGAATGAGCAGCGCTGTTTTTAAAGAAATTAAAAAACTAAATCCTAATATTGAGTATTCGATAGATAACTTTGTGGCGATATTTGATGGCTGCTTTAGTAAAGACGTTTGTAAAGGCTTAATAGATTATTTTGAAGACTGTGATCGTGCCGGGGTTACTGAAGCAAGACAGGAATACCATCACGGATTTGGTAGAGACAAAATAGACGATGAGAGTATTAGTTTTCATAACAAATATCATGTGCTTAATTCTGAATTAAGATTTAAGGCCACTGAGTTTGAAAGTATATTTTGGAGTCAATGCTATAAATTGTACGCTGAAAAATACGCGGCGTTGGTTAACTATTCTCCACACACAATATACACAACTAAGATTCAACGCACTGAAAAGGAACAGGGATACCACGTTTGGCACAGCGACGGTGAATTTAAGCCGTTATGTAACAGGCTCTTAGTTTTTATCCTGTACTTGAATGACGTTGAAGAAGGCGGCGAAACTGAGTTTTTGTACATCAGTAAAAGAGTAAAGCCGAAAGCGGGAAGATTGATTTTATTTCCCGCTTCGCTTACGCATACTCATCGCGGTAATCCTCCAATTAGTAACAGCAAATACATTTTTACTGGTTGGGTAGAAATGTAATGAGTAAAACTTATTACTTCATATCAGGGTTACCTAGATCTGGATCTACTCTTTTGACTGCAATCTTTAATCAGAATCCTGACTTTCATTCAAACATTACAGATCAGTTGTATGCGTGTTTTAATGGCGTAGTAAATAACTTTTATCAAGTTGGTATAGCCAATGAGATAAAAGAGGACAATGCTAGAAAAATTTTGTTAGGGCTTTTTGACGGGTTTTATGGCGACGTAAATAAAAAAATAATTTTTAATACAAATCGTTTTTGGACTAGATGTGTTGAGTATTTATACAAAATCAATCCCGACTTTAAAATTATATGTACGGTACGTAATTACAGTGAAATTTTAAATTCGTTTGAAAAACTATATAAAAGCAGAAGACTCATTGATCCGGTAAACACGATGATTTACGGCGGCATCACAAAAAATTTAGTTAACGTATGGCAGAGAACAAACACTGTTGGAGACAACGGTGTAGTAAAAGATAGTTACGATTCTTTAAGAGAAGCGTACTTCGGTCCGTACAAGGATCATTTACTGCTCGTTGACTATAGTGATTTAGTTAGAGATACAGACAGTACAATCAAAAAGATTTATGATTTTATTGAACAACCTTTTTACAAACATGATTACGAAAATTTAACTTACTCAAACAAAATGTACGACAGTCTTGTTCAAGCCCCCGGCCTACACGACGTAAGACAAAAAATTGAGTATAAGGAAACAGATATAGTATTGCCGCCAGAGATTTGGAACCGTTACTCAGGCTGGGAATTTTGGAAATGAAGTTAAATTATTTAGCAGAACCTTTTCCTCATTTTTTGATTGAAGATTTTTACACAGGCGAAGAACTTGCAACTGTTAAAGATGAAGTGATTAAGTTATCTAATTTTTTACGGCCCCCTGAATTAACGGGGGCGGCAGTCAACCATGACGGTAGTTCTAAAAAGCAAAATCTAGGTGTTTTTATTACAGATGTTTATAAGCATGGTGGGATGTCAGCAATATTCAATGCACGTAAAAAGTTGTTTGCCCCCGACATCATTGAGGATATTTTAAATAAAAATATTGTTTTTTCTTACTTGCCACGTACCAATAGTGACAACACCTTAATTCAGTTTTACAAGAATGGTGACTATTACAAATCACATTGGGATGTTTGCTTGTATAGTTTCATAACAGCGTTTTTGGTAAATGAGAAAAAATATACGGGCGGCAAACTCAGATTTAGCCAATATGATTACGAGTTAGATTTACAGCATAATCACTCAATATTTTTTCCTTCATACGTAGAACATGAGGTAACTAAGTTAAATGTTAAGTCTGATAATTTGCTAGACAGTAGGATAAGTATTACTACTTTAATAGGAATTACTTCGCGGATGGCTACATGAACAAACCAAATGAGTACATCGTTGACCGACTGAACGAGCGAATCAGCGACTTGGAGCAGGAACTTCTGGTTGAGAAGTCTACGAAGACTGACATGATCGCTGCTGAGATTGTGTTGGCGGTAGTGTGCTTTTGTGCAGGCTGCATCGTGGGAGCGGTGTACTTATGACTGTCGATGACATCTCCCCACCGGGTTCGTGGCAGCGTGAGATAGAACTGCAACCGTGGAAGTACAAGCAAGAAGAGAAGGTTGGTTGGGCGCTATCCGAGATGCGGCTGCGAGGCATGTTCAAGGAAGCCGACATTCTCGTTCAAGAAATTACTGCGTTGAAAGCAGAGGTGGAGAGTCTCCGTGCAAGTCGAAAATGACATACTGGATTTGATCCGCGATCTTCCGAGCGAGATCAACGATGCATCGACTACGACAGAGATGAAGTTCTTGACCGTGGGTGGCGTGTTGTGGGCATGTCACGATGAGATCAGACGGCTACGGGAAGAGATAGCGGAATTAAAAAAGGGTGGTAAGAAAAAATGATTTACTCAGGTGCGGGGCCATTGCCCCGCCATACATATTGTTTTGTACAACCGAACACATTCGGCAATGACAAGTGGGAGCGCGTTGCTTGGTTTGGTTTAGTTAGTCACCCCGGCAGAACGTGGGGATGTCATGTATTACTGGAGTGCGGTGCGGTGTATCGTAACGTACCGCTGCACAGGTTAGCGCACGAAGAACACGCCGTTGATTGGGAAACCTACGACGGACAGACTTGGGATTGCTACGGGCATCACTTCAGCGTGGTGGAGTATCCATTTCTTGAAGCCGTGCCGATGATTGTGAAACTACGAAGTAAAGAAGAACTCCGTGGACGTTACATGTTCACAGCGATTCCCATGCTTGACGGGTTCAGTCTGGAGCCAGAGCAGTCCAAGGAGTTTTACTTCATCAAGTTGGACAACGGCAGATTCACGGCACAACCGACTAACCATATCCTCGCGCAGGATAAATCTTTTACCACGACGGTCGAGTGGCCCAAGTTAAAGAAGCAAACCGAGACATGGAGCGTTGATCTGTGAGTGTGATTACGCTCGACTTTGAAACGTACTACTCCAAAGAGTTCAGCCTGTCGAAGCTGACGACGGAGGAGTACATCCGCGATAAGCGGTTTGAAGTCATTGGCGTAGCATTTAAAGTCGATGACGGCCCGACCGAGTGGTTCAGCGGATCGCACAACGACATCAAGTTACGACTGCAGAAATTAGAGTGGAAGCACTCTGCCCTGCTCTGTCACAACACACTCTTTGACGGAGCGATACTGTCGTGGATCTTTGGTATCGAGGCGGCGTTGTATCTCGATACGCTCTGCATGGCGCGGGCGATACATGGGGTGGACGCGGGCGGCAGTTTAGCTGCGCTCGTGAAGCGATACGAGTTAGGCGAGAAAGGCACAGAGGTGGTCGATGCGTTGGGTAAGAAGCGTTTGGATTTTAATACTGAGGATCTTGATCGGTACGCTCTTTATTGCAGGAACGACGTTGATCTTACCCATGCTCTTTTTAATCAGCTTGCTGCGAGATTCCCGGGGCCAGAACTAGAACTCATCGACATGACGCTGCGGATGTTTATCCAGCCAGTGCTCAAGATCGACGACGGACTACTGACCGACAGGCTCGATGAGATTCAGCAGGAGAAGTCCGAACTCCTGCGGGGCCTGATGTCTGCGCTCAAGGCCGAGAACGAAGAAGAGGTGCGTAAGAAACTCTGCAGCAACAAACAGTTTGCCAAAGTGCTGGAGTCTTTCGGTGTTAAGCCTCCGGTCAAGACCAGTCCGACGACGGGCAAAGAGACTTTTGCTTTTGCGAAGAATGACGAGGGCTTCATTGAACTGACGCAGCATGAAGATCCTGTGGTGCAGCAACTCTGCGCGGTGCGTCTGGGTACTAAATCAACTTTGGAGGAAAGCAGAATTGAACGCTTTATTCGTATTCGCGGTAGGAATCGTGGTCGGTTACCTATCCCGCTCAAGTATTACGGTGCTCACACGGGTCGTTGGTCGGGCATGGACTCCGTCAACCTACAAAACCTTCCATCAAGAGATAAGAAAAAGAAGGCACTCAAGAATTCGGTGGTGGCTCCGGAGGGTTTTGTCGTTGTCAACTGCGACTCCTCACAGATCGAAGCGCGGGTCTTGGCGTGGCTGGCTGGGCAAACGTCTGTAGTCGAGCAGTTCCGCCGGGGCGAGGATGTGTATTCGATCTTTGCCAGCAAGATCTATGACAAGCCCATCAGCAAGAAAGACCCGGTCGAGCGGTTCGTGGGTAAGACCTGCATCCTTGGGCTGGGCTATGGCACCGGGGCACTGAAGCTGCGGCATACGCTCAAGACTCAGCCGCCCGGGGCAGACATCAGCGAGGATGACGCCAAGCGGTACGTGCAGGTGTATCGCACCGAGAACAGCAAGATTCCGGATCTCTGGGCAGAGTGCGACCGGGCTTTGGACTCCATGATGAAGGAGGTCAAACATAGTTTCTCACTGGGCCAAGGTGGAGCTCTGTGGATCACCCCGGACGGTATTGAACTTCCTAACACTCTCAAGATCCGGTACCCGAACCTGCGGCTGGAAGACGGCAAGATGGTCTATGACTCTCGCAAGGGAGCGGTCAATATTTGGGGCGGCAGCATGGTCGAGAACGTGGTGCAGGCGCTGGCCCGCATCATCGTGGGGGAGCAGATGCTGAAATTGCGTGAGACGTATCGACCCGTGCTGACAGTCCATGACGCTGCCGTAATGGTGGTCCCTGCTGCAGAAGTCAAAGAAGCAGTTGAATTCATAACGAAAGTTATGTCTACTCCTCCGGATTGGTGTCCAGATTTGCCCGTCGCCTGTGAGGCGAAGTACGGCGAGTCTTACGGAGAGTGCTAGTGATTAAGTGGAGTTATAGCGGCCTGAAGGAATATGTGAACTGCCCCCGGCAGTATTACGAGGTCAAGGTCGCTAAGAATTTTGTGAAGTATCCGACCGAGCAAATGCGCTACGGGACGGAAGTACACAGTGCCTTGGAGAATTACGTCAAGCACGGTGAGCCGCTGCAAAAGAACTACGAGCGGTACCAACCCATGCTGGATGCGCTGCTCGACATTGATGGTGAACGCCTACCTGAATATCGGATGGCTTTGAATGCGGACCTTCAGCCCTGCAAGTTTGGCGCACCAGAGTACTGGGTCCGAGGTATCGTGGACCTTCTGATCATTGACGGGGATACTGCCCACATCGTGGACTACAAAACGGGCAGCGCGAAGTATGCGGATGTGAAGCAGTTGAAGCTGATGTCGCTAATGGCCTACGCGCATTACCCGCAGATTGACCGCATCAAAGCAGGATTGTTGTTTGTCGCACACAACACGTTTATCGACGAAGAGTACAGTCGCGACCAGTCTGAGAACCTATGGAAGGATTTCCTTCCGGATCTTCAGCGTTTAAATTTATCTTACGAACAGGACAAGTGGCCCGAGAACCCGACCCCGCTTTGTGGGTGGTGCCCGGTGAACACTTGCCAATACCACAGGAAACGATGATGCCGTACGTCAACAAGCCAAGACCTTACGCCAAAGAATATCAGCAGCAGAAGGCTCGCGGAGAACATGCAGACCGCATGGAGCGGCAACGTGCCCGCCGTGCTGTAGATAAGACTGGCGCAGACCGTAACAAGAACGGAAAAGCGGATCGCCGTGAGGGCAAGGACATCGCCCACAAGAAACCTCTTTCACGCGGTGGTACGAACAAGGATGGGTATACTGTTCAATCAGTTCACCGAAACCGCTCATACAAACGCACTTCTAGCGGAGCGGTGAAGGTTTAGTCCGCACAAGGCATGAGTGTGTAGGACGAAGGGGGTCCCCCACCCACTTTTCCCCCTTGGCGGCAGAAACATTCCCCGCTTAACCATGCCAGTCAGCGACGGTTTAGCTTTATTGCTTTTCCAGACTGGGCGCTGACCGACTAACCCCCGTAAGGGGTTTAGTAACCGGAGTAGTTATGCAGATTATTGACGACACAGTGTTGCAGTTTCGACTGCCGTACCAACTCGCCGACGATGTTTATTCCTGCATCGACAAGTGCGAGATCCACAAATCCCACGGGGACGACAAAGAATTACTGCTGTACTGGGGACACGAAGAAACCCAGCGGCTGACGCATCTCTGTGATGCCGCATTACCGAGCATTCTCAAGATCCCATCGCCCATGCTGCGGGATTACAAGTGGCCCGGGATCTACAAACCGTTTGAGCACCAGAAGGATACCGCTGCGTTTTTGTCGATTAGACAACGTGCCTTTTGCTTTAACGAGGCCGGTACAGGCAAGACGAGCGCAGCGATCTGGGCGGCAGATTACCTGATGAACATCGGGGCGATACGCAAAGTGCTAGTCATCTGCCCAATCTCAATCATGTATTCCGCATGGCAGGCCGACGTATTGAAGACCGCCATGCACCGCACTTGTGGCGTAGCGTACGGACCTGCAGAACGCCGCAAGAAGATCATTCGTAGCGGTTACGACTTCACCATCATCAACTACGACGGCACACACGTGATGCTGGAGGAACTGCAGGCTGCAGACTTTGACCTGATCATTGTGGACGAGGCCAACGCCTACAAGACCGCAAGCACCCGACGCTGGAAGACTCTGTCTAAACTCATACAGCCGCACACGTGGCTTTGGATGATGACCGGCACTCCTGCATCGCAGTCTCCGGTCGATGCGTTTGGGTTAGCTAAGTTAGTCTCGCCGTACCGAGTGCCTAAATTCATGACGGCATGGCGCGACAAAGTCATGATGCAAGTATCACGTTTCAAGTGGATACCGAAGCGGTCTTCACAGGGTGAGGTGTTTAATGCGCTGCAACCTGCGATACGCTTTACGAAGGCAGAGTGCCTTGATCTACCGGATGTGACATACCAGACCCGAGAGATCCCGCTCACACCGCAGGTCATCGCGTACTACAAACGTCTGAAGACGCAGATGCTGGTCGAGGCCGCAGGCGAGCAGATCAGTGCAGTCAACGCTGCAGCATCGCTCAACAAACTTTTGCAGTTGTCAGGCGGCGCGGTCTACACCGATACCCGCGAGGTCGTCGAGTTTGATATCTCTCCACGTTTAAATGCACTGGAAGAGGTACTTGATGAAACTGTAAATAAAGTTGTAGTATTCGTTTCGTACACGCATACTATCGACGTAGTCTCCAATCACTTAACGGAAAAGGGTTACA